ATCGAGTGAACGCTGAAAGCGTTTACCCAATGTAGGGAGGGTCTTCGTCAGAAACGAAAGACCTTCCGCGTCGTACCGTTGCTTAATATAAGCAACAGCGTGGTTTGAATCCCAAGAGAGACTATCAGCTACATCAGCCACTAGGCTCAGATACACTCTAAGATAAATCTTAGGCGTGTCCATAACAGCGTTAGCGAGTTATGATACACTAGCACGAGCCCTTGCGACTAATGTCGATTGTCGATGATAGTGAAAGTCGCTCCCCCATAACTGGGGGAGCAGCCCTAGATTAAACTAGGATTCACCATTGATAAACTGGCCAGCTACCGAGGACGGATCGATTGCGCCAGAGGCGCCATCAATAACGTCCCCGCCGAAGCCCTCAATGAGGGTGTTCGTCAGCAGGGCCAGGAGCGTCGTCACCATGGCCGGACTGAGTGATCCTTTCGGATCACGGTCGACCACAAGGTTGATGGACGCCGACTCCTTGACTGCAGTACTCGAATGAGTAGTCTGCAAATCAAGGCGCAGCAGGCTCCGCTCTCGCCCTGCTTTGGTGCTCGTATGAGCAACATTGCAGTTAAATTGCGGAGTGTGTGCTGATACAGCGTGAGTACCTGCAGAAGCTCCCTTAGAGACGCTTTGGCGTCCCTGTTGGGAAATCTTGTTGAAGGTAACGATCGCTGTAGTATTGTCGACCTTTAGAAGATAAGGGTCGTCTAGCATACGCGTTGTGTTTCTGAGTATCTCCTTGCGGAGATTGCTTAGTGACAGCCAGGAAACTAACCTGGTACGGGTGCAAAGCTAGCGGCCTCTAGTACGGATCCAAGATCCGTGCTTTGAGGGCATGCGTGCTTTGCTAGGAGGACGAGGCTTGCGCTTCTTAACCGCCTTGGCATTTGTTACCAAGAGGGCAAGAAAGCAAGCTAGTTGTCTCGGGCGCGGAGCGCCCGGGTCGCCTCTCCACGGCATCTTAATGCACTCAGCCTCGGTGATGAACTTATTCTTATATCGACGGACAATTTTGCCCTTCGACGTAGTCATAAGTGTCACTCCGGCTCCGGCATTAGGAGGATCCCACACGTATGGTACATTAACCATACGTTTATAAGAGAAATGGTGGGTTTCACTCACCATAATCTCATGAACGCGGAGTGATATAGGGAATACTGGCTTAGCTAATTGCTTCTCCAGTAAATCGCCTACGTCAACGCACCAGTCGATCAGGAATGACCAAGGAATCGCATCCCAAATAATTTTGGGATTCCATTCGAGGCCAAGAACTGAACAAAGAGCCCGTAATTTGACTTGAAAATCAGTCATTTCCGGGATCCAGTAGCTATACTTTATAGTAAAGACTACACGACGGTTGCGTACGGCAATTTGCTCCGTACCTCCTGAGATGAATGCATACATATCTGGCAGGTCATTCCTAACGGAAGGACCCACGTATATGTTGTCTCCCTCTTGTGAAACACTGGAGAAGAACATGTTGGAAAGACTTTTAGAGTACTTTCCAACTTTCACCTGATGTTGTTCTTTTATGAACTTCTTCAGGCGCGACCGTATTGTCCCAATTGCTCGGGCAATACCGACCACGTCTCTAGCGAAGGGTAACCATCCAAACTCACCACCCAAGTAGTTACTAGCAAGGTCTTTATTAGAGACCTTCAAGGTTTTCACGGAGTTTTCGCCGCGGGCCACAGATGTGACCTTGTCGACGTACTCTGCGAATTTCTTGCATTGCAGTAGCATCTTGCGTAGGTCCTTCAACTCGAGGAGGAAGTTTATTAAACTTACCTCACTCTTGAATGAAGGAAGTCTCAGAGCACAGCCTCGGAGAGAAATCTCCCTTAGCATGTGACTGGGAACTAGTGCGGTCTGTTTGACTTTCTGGATTCCAGGGTCATTCGGATACCGCTTGTCCGCCACGACTGGATCATAACCGCCGCTTTTCACAAAGCTGGCGATATGATTGTCTGACTGGACAATCTCATAAGGATCCGTCACGCGTATTTCCTGCCGAAAGGCAGTACCATACTTTGGACGGAGATATGAGAGATGGTCGCATTCATGGAACTCGGCCTTCTTACCAGCCGGATATGATATATAATCATATCCGTAGTGGTTATTGAAGGCCTCGCTACGCGCTATAATAGAAGTCGCTCCCCCACCGATCGGTGGGTTCTGCGGCTTGCCATAATAGCCCCACGGACGAGAGTAAGTTTTTACTTTTACTTTCGTCGGCATCGTATAATGTAATCAGCGATTTCGTCCACTAAAAGGACGTAGTCGCTAGGTTGCATAACATAACGCGGCAATGGGTCCGGGAGATCCAACGGGTACCCGCTAAACTTCATAATATGAAGAGCAGCGTGAATACCTTTAAGGAATTCCGGGCCTGTCGCGGTGTACACAGGGGCCAATTCGCTGGTGGAAACATCAGCTCTTAGCCCAAGTGAATACGATACACGCACTAGCACAAGTATAATCGAACAAGCAAGCGCAACGGTTAAGTCCGGATTGGACGTACCCGTTACGCAATTCCGAATATTTCGGACTGCTTGTTCTAGCTCATGTAGTTGCATGTGTTCAAGAGAGGCCCGGGAAG